TCAAGAAATATTATGATGGAAAATGGTAAGAAATTAGAATTCCCCGAAGGGCAGGAGGGGGTCAGGGGGAACCAGGGGTTCCCTCTACCTGACACTGATCCGAGTTGCCTGGATCGAACAGGCGACATTTTGATATCGGCAAACTACTACAGTCAAAAGCTCTACCACTGAGCTAAACTCGGTCTAAGCCGAATGGATTTCGGCGATCTCTCCCCCCTATATATTACAAACCCTCATATTTATATTCATTTTTATCTAATATACATTTTTATATCCATATTATATAGTAATGAAATTCGGGAATATAATAAAGAAACTAAATAAAAGTTGGATTTATATAGCCTTGGTGCTATTAATATTTAGTGCCCTTTATTGGTGGTTCTTCATAAGAGACAAAGAGTCATTTTTAGATGGTATTTTATCGGTAAAGGGTCGTGGATTTTCAGATACCAATGCGGAATATATCGAGCCGGCAGTACATAAAAATTTCATAACCGAATCCGAAGCTAAATATATACTAAATCAGGCATCTAGTCAATATAGTGAAAGTAAAATTGTGAGCGGATCAGATACAAATATCAGGAAAAGTCAGACGGCTTGGCTTCCCAAAACGGATGACGTCGTAGGAAATATTATACGTCGTGTATGTAAAATTGCAAATTTACCCTTTGAAAATTCTGAAAAAATGCAAGTAGTTAAATATCAACCCGATGGATATTATAATGAACATCATGATGCTTGCTGTGATGATCGCCAAGATTGCGTCGATTTCGAAAAGAATGGTGGTCAACGTAAGATAACGATGCTTTTATATCTATCGGATGATTTTGAAGGTGGTGGTACAAGATTTCCTAATTTGAATAAGGAATATAAACCTCCAAAATATAGCGGCCTTTTATTCCACCCGTTAGAGAAAAATGGTAATAAATGTCATCCAAAGGCATTACATGCAGGACTTCCGGTCAAATCAGGTGAAAAATATATAGCGAATATATGGATCAGGGAACGCGCTTACGATACTGGATAATATTTCGCCTAGAGGGAACCCCTGGTTCCCCCTAACCCCCTCCTGCCCTTCGAGGAATTCTAATTTCTTACCGTTTTCCATAATAAGATTTCTTGGTGAAAAACTGTTATAAATTTACTGGGTTCCTGGTGGATAATGCTGTCTGTAATATACATCAAAATGTTAAAGGGAGGGGTTCGGGGAACCGTAGGTTCCCTGAGTGGGTTCCCTGAAAAGAACAGTAGGAATTTCCGGTGAAGATCCATTGATCAATTTGTGTTGTAATTCCTTTAGTAAAGTCTCTAATTGAGCATTTCTAGCAGATAAAACCTTCAATTGTTCTTGTTGTGATGATAATAGTTGAACAATCTCTTGTGCAGTTAGAGCCGATTTTTGCCCACCTGGGCGCTCAACTATAATTTGTGGCATACCACCACTCTCTTGATTACCCTTCATTTTATTACGCTCCTCCTCGATTTCTTTAATCTGTTTCAAAACATCTGGCTTCATCTTTGCTTCGCCTGGTTCATATTTTAACAAAAGATCATCAATATCATGCATGAAAAATTTTTTAATCGGTTGTTCATCATCCGATCTTATAAACATATCTACCGTCTTATTCGATTCTTTTAAGAAGTCTGGATGAGGGTTCTCCAAAAGTTTACGTTTATTAAATGTATTATGCTCGTGTGAAAATACCAAAATAGACTTCATTGGATCTAACTGTACAAAAGGTATAGTATAATTTTTCAAGAACGCCTTTTCTTCTGCCAAGGATGCCGTTTCGTCATATTTGGTAATTGCTAATAATTCTTTTTTGAATGCGAAAGTGCCTGCGGTCGCATGATTTGGACCATATGGCCCACATTGATACATTTTTGATATATGCTTAAAATACAAATATAACTCACTAGATCCAGCACATAATGCCTTCGGATTATTTTGTAAAGTCTCAACCGCGTGTCTGACACGATCAGGTGGATAATAATCGTCATCATCCATATATACAATGATCGCCCCTTGTGTCTTAGTATGCATATAATTACGCTTTGCTCCTAGTGTCATTTTCTTATCAATAGAAAAATATTTTATTTGTGAAATACCAGCAGCATCAATCAAATCTTTTATCTTATCCGTGCCATCATCTACTATGATCCACTCCATTCTATCCTTTGGGTAGTTCTGATTCAAAAAGCATTGAAACATAATGGGTATAAATGGACGGCGATTAAATGTTGGTGTACATATACTTACAAACGGAGTCTTATTCGCCTTAGATTTTTTGTTAACCATTCGTATATAAATATATATCTATATTTATAGATGACCTTTTATGTATATTTTTTACATTAATATTTACTACTTAGCGGCGGGAGATAACGGTGTCATTTCTGGATACAACATGGTCGAATTGTTCTCTTCCTCAACATTATTATATTGTGAATAATCATTTCCAGAATCATATCTATCAGGACCCAACTCGCGATTTTCTTCTTTTACTACTAAATTAAAATGCTTCTCATCAACACGTGCTGTTATATTTCTAAATTGATTAAATTTAACAATTCCCAGAACGACGATAAGAACTATTATAATAATATTTATTAAAATTAACCAGGTATATAAATTATTAAAGGCCAGTTTGATAGACCCACTAAAATTATAAGAGTCAGAGACCGGCTTTTCAAAAATCGCGGAATTATATCCTTTTACATATTTTACTATACCACCCAATAACGTTAAAACTATTAGGATCTCAAAAAGATACACATAGAAATATCTTATTGCACGATCAAAAAATCTATAAATATATATCGGCAATTTCTTCCACTCCCAAGCCGATTTCGATTCATCACATTTATCACCATCATTTCTCTTACTTTTCCCAATAATTTCATTCAGATGTGATATATGCTCTGATATCATTGTTAGAGTTGTTCCAAAATTAAAGCCTTTGTAGAGAGGGATTGCGAAAAACGTATACACTAATAAATAGGTGAATATTAAAAATACGGCGAGTGGTATGCATATGGAAATTGTAAATATAATATATATAACAAATATTAAAAGGAATATTAACATACCAACAATACTTAATGGTAGTACAAGCTGAAGAAGACCCCAATCAGATAAAATAAATTTAAGAGCATAAACAAGTACTACTACTATTACAAAAATAACCATTAATGAAGAGCCATATTTTCCTTGTAATGAATTAAAAAAGTCAGCAATAATAGTTCCATGAAAATTCATCGATATTAATATAAAAAAAATCATAGCCATAATACAAAAAATAATTATATTTGAGGGAATAATACGTTTTATAGAAGGGATAACTCTTGTCATAATAAAATCAAAAAGTTCTACGACTTTAAATGCAGGCCCTATTAAACCATATAGCATAGTGCTATAATCCTTTATCTTATCCGGGTGTATTTTATATCGCTCTCCCTCTTCCAAAAAGAACATGACATAATACCAATTATATAAAAATAGCCAACATAAAAGAATAGAAACAACTTTTTGTATCTGGTCTTGGAATGTTTTTATTTCAGATGGGGTCGCGTTGTTATTCGTCAACGCATTTGCGATTTTTGTAGTTAAACCTTTCAATCGGTTATTAAAATCAATGATAAAATATTGTAAATAATGTTTAGCAAGGAGCATCTGCATTGATATTTTTTTCACTAAAAATTTAATTAGCTTTAATATTGCGTTTATCGAGTTTTTAATATTTTTTATTATTTGCGTAGATGCTTCTTTCCCCTCTCTTGCCATGGTATCACTCGCGGCAATATCTTGGTCTGCATTAGTGTTAAAATCAGAATAAAAATTTATTTCACCACTATTGAAATCATCTAATTGCTGTGTTATTTTTATCATTTCAGAATATAGCGTATCTTTTGTATTTGATACCAACTTAGATGAACCCATACGGCTTTTTATATTGAGTAATTTTTCTTTTGATTTTTTAGATATATTCGTCTCAGCGATTGATTTCACCGTGTCCTCTATACCCTTTTTCGCAATCTTAGATGCATCACCGACTAAATTCCCAAAGCGTTTAAGATCACCCAAGGCTGTCGATGGTAAAACGGGAGCGGAAAAATCAGATATAGGATTTTTATTGATTTTGTTTAGAATATCGACGTCGATTCTACCCGATGGACCTGGAACTATTCTATTAAATACTCTAGGATCCAGTTTTTTCAAGGCTTCATCATTCATATTATTAAATATTTTTGGATCTATTTTCGCTAATGCGGTCGGATTCATGCGATTAAATATTTTGGGGTCTATTCTGGCAAACGCAGGCGGTGAAAATTTATTAAATATTTCAGGATTAATATTAAACAATTTAGTTTCATCCATTCGATTTAACACTTTAGGGTCTATAGTAGTAAAAACGCTCATATCAATTTTACCGATCTGCGCGGTATTAAGTTTATTAAAAACCGACAAATTTATTTTTGGTAGTTTTGCCTTATCCATTACATTAAATACTCTCGCATCTAGTTTCTTTAATTGTGATGAACTCAGGCCGTTGAAAAAATTGGGGTCAATGACATTTACGACATTTGTATTTAGACTACCAAATTTGCTTAGATCTAACCCTTTAAAAACAGATGGATCTAATTTACTTAATTGCTCCGGGTTCATTTTATTAAATCCAGACACGTCGATTTTAGCCAATTGTTGTGGGTTCATACTATTGAATATTGACGGATCGATTTTTCCAAGCTGTTCAGGATTTAATTTATTAAAATCAGAGGGAGAGAGATTTCTAACACCCAAGGGGTCCAGCTTATTAAAATTATCTATATTTATATTCGCATCAAAGCCCGTCTTAACCGTACTAGCTGTTTTATTGAAGAAATCTTTCGGGTCCTCTAGACCTTCTATGATAGTAGGACTAAATAAATTTTCAAAGAAAGGTATTCGCTTTGGATTATGAGCATTACGGTTATCCCTTATCTGTTTTATTTTTTTTACCATCTTTATAGTATCAAAATTTTCCTGGGTATTATTAGAAAAATTCCATCTTGCTTCTGACATTACTCTTTATAAATATATTATAGAGAGTGATAAAAAACAGCCGTTTTTACCCAACTTATCTTGCATACATTAAACCACAGTTTCCTCCGATAAACGATAATATGTTATATCTCTCCTCAAAAACATGAATATTATAGTTATATAAATACAGGGCCCATCCCGGTTTAGTACTAACTGATATGGGTTGCCCGGTATCATCACATACAATATTTAGATTCGAATTTACTGAATCAACTGGCGGCAAATACGTAGATATCTCCAATTCAATATTTTTAAAACGGCTTAAATTGATGGCACCAGATGGTTGATATTCAAAGGGGTTAGTATTTAAGCAGAAATTATAGCAATAAATACCGTCTTTCGCTGAACCGTGTGTTCTGGCATATTTTTCTACATAATTAAATACATTATTTGGCATCGTATTTTCACGATAATCACCCTCTAATAAAACTCCGAAACTCTCTAAAATCTCTTTTCTATTAATACTACTATAATCACCTGTTATATAAATACCAAATCCGCCTGGACCGTTCAATGGAGCTAGAGTAGAATTTGATGGTATGTTATTAGTATAAGACCAATTCGAGTAATTTGACCATTCATTTCTTAGATTAACATCACTTCTTTGTAAATAAAACATCCAATTTGCGACCATTCCACTAGATGGCAATTTTATTCTACTAGACCCGGTAATATTTTGGAAATCATATTCGAATATATCTTTTACTAAATATACTTGATCTTGTGCTGCAAATAATTTTTGTTCATCTTTGGATAAAAAACAATATGTTGATAAGAGGTGTACATTCGCATTCCATGAGCGATTTTGGTTTGTATAACTAGTCTGAGTAATATTTATTGCCGGAGGTGTTTGCAAAAATCGATACATTTGAAATCGCTCTTGATTAAAATCGGGACGAACATATGGAAAATTATTAGATGAATCAAAAACATCCCGTACTTGAAACATATCCTGTATCGATCTTAATGTCACGTTAATTATGAGTTCATTATATTGTAAAGATATTAATGGAAAGGCGCATTTAGAATCAAGTGAAAACCATGAATTTATAGGCACATATATTTCACGTCCACGTATGGACGGCTCTGCTCCGCCAGTATTTTCTGTATAAAAAGCAGAAGGGTATTTATTTTGCGGATAAGGGAATGTTTTACTACGAGCAGTATTGTTAGCCGGGTCATTTAATTCAGGAATGTTCCCTGACATTCTATTGAATAGATCTTTTTTCGTTGTTGTAAAATCCCTTTGTATCATTGCTGATAAATATTGTCCCGAGTAGCGCTGCAACACATACGCTCCACATTGTATTTCAATTTCAGATATTATTTGCGCACCTAAATCATCAATCCATTTAAATTCATAAGGAGACCATTCTCCGTCAGTTTCTTCAGTTGGGTTATATATAGGACTCCATATATCAGGTAGTGTTAATACCAAATATGTATCCATTAATAAATCCGCATAACGCTTAATTTTGAAAGTAAACTTCGATTGTTCAGTTAATCTTAGATCACGCGCACCATCAAAATCAATACGAAATTTTTGTAATCCAAAATTTGTATATTTAGAATATTGTACTTTGAAAAATGTTTTAGTGGGGTTTCCGGTTAATAAAAGATTCGCACTACCCACTGCAATCAAATTTAATAATCCACCGGCCATTCTATATGTTAAATATATACTAAGAATTTATATTAATATTTCTCGAATTTACTTTATATCTACAATATATAGTAATGGCGAAATTAATAAATATAGTTTTGATTCTTGGTATCGCGGCGGCAATTATATATATCATTTATCGAATGATTTTAAAACGTCAAACTGATAGTGGCGTAAATACTGTATTACCATATTCTGATGAACCAACCTCAGCACAAAATTCGGAAATAGCGACTATACAAAATACCTCATTAGGTTCCGGTATTACTAATTTCAATATATCAGAATCATCGCCAAGATATTTAAAAGATTATTGTATAAAAGCTTCATATAATAGTGCTTTTACGGGTTCATACGTGAATCGTGATATGGTGAAATATATATTATCGAGGGGGTGTAGGTTTTTAGACTTCGAAGTATATGTAAAAGATTCTATTCCCATAATAGCATATTCAAGTAATATAGCCGACCCATCATTCACTTATTTTACATCATTACAGCCATCACTTTCATTAGCCGGTGTATGTTCTACAATTATGAATAATGCATTCTCTAGTACCTCACCAAATCCTAGAGACCCTTTATTCATTCATCTACGTATAAAAACTTATTTACCAGAAGCTTATGATACGATTGCTCGAATATTAAAGGGGTCATTGAATGCTAAATTATATAATAAGAAAGTAAACCCTGATACGGCAATAGAAGATATCATGGGTAAAATAATACTAATAATAGACAAAACAACTTCTCCGAATTATCAAAACTATTCCACATGTTCACCAGAAGAGACAACTTGCTATAGCATGAAAGATATGATAAATATGGAAAGCGGAAGTAATGCTCTTCGTATTTACAAAGGAGACGAATTAATGAATCAATCTATAAATCCCCCAGATCCAAACGTTTATTTAATGCGTATTGTTTTGCCATGCCAGGGGTTTTTTTATGGTGTTAGAAACAACGACTCCTTATATTTTATTCAAAATTATGGCGCGCAAGTAATCGTTCAAGCCTTTTTCTTAAATGATGCAAAAATAACAGTTTATGAAGAATTATTCAGGAACTATAAATCTGCGTTTGTGCCTCTTCAAACGGCCATTTCTTACATAAAAGAAAATCAACCCTAAAATTTAGCAAAAAATATATATCACTATTATAAATGAGTAAATATAATAATGATATGTGTGAAAATGATATGAGTTTTGAAGATTGTGAATTAGCAATATTACGCCAAGCCGTAGATGAAAACGAAAAAGTACAAAAATCTAAGGCTGCGAATAGTGATAACGTAAAAAAAATGATTGAAATATTAGAAGCATTTCTTGCTAAAAAAAAACTTATATGTTATGGCGGCACTGCGATTAATAATATTTTACCAGTAGACGCACAGTTTTATAATAGAGAAATAGAAATACCGGATTATGATTTTTTTTCACCGAATGCACTAGATGATGCAAAAGAATTGGCTGATATATTTTATACGAATGGTTATTCGGATGTAGAAGCCAAGGCTGGTATGCACGAAGGCACATATAAAGTGTTCGTGAATTTCATTCCTATGGCTGACATTACCTATATGCATAAAGAGTTATTCGATTCATTGGCAAAAGAATCTATTACTATTGCTGGAATTTGCTATGCATCCCCTAATTATTTGCGCATGAGTATGTTTTTAGAGCTATCGCGTCCAGCAGGGGATGTCTCGCGATGGGAGAAGGTATTAAAGCGATTATCTTTATTAAATAAATATCATCCAATGAAGGTGGATTATAATTGTAATGTAGTTGATTTCCAAAGGAAAATGGAGACACATTCAATAGATTCTGAAAAAGTATATTTTACTGTGAGAGATACTTTTATAGATCAAGGTGTAATATTTTTTGGTGGATTTGCCAGTAGTTTATATTCAAGATATATGCCCCATGAACAAAAACGTCTAGTACGTAAAATACCGGATTTTGATGTATTACATGAAGATCCTGTAAAATGCGCTGCAATTATTGATGAAAGATTAAAATCAGCTGGTTTCAAAGGTATCAAGACTATACACCATGATCCTATTGGTGAAATTATACCGGAACATGTAGAAATAAAAGTTGAGAAAGAGACCTTGGCGTTTATATATAAACCCATCGCTTGTCATAATTATAATACAATTGAAATATCAGGCAAAAAAATAAAGGTCGCGACAATTGATACTATATTAAGTTTTTATTTAGCCTTTATGTATGCGAATGCTCCATATTATTACAAAGACCGTATTATGTGTATGGCACAGTTCCTTTTTGACGTCGAGCAAAAGAATCGCTTATCTCAACGTGGATTATTAAAGAGATTTAATCCTTCCTGTTATGGTGAACAAGCGACAAAAGAAAGCATACGTGCAGTAAAAACACAGAAATTTAACGAATTGAAATCGAAAAAGGATACACGTGAATATGAAGAATGGTTTTTGAATTATAACCCTATTAGTAATAAAAAAACAATAAAATCTTCTATTAAGACGGATAAATCCGTAAGTGTTGAGCTTCCAACAAAAAAAAGCAAAAAGCATAGGAAAACGGTAAAACGATCGGCGTTAGACTTTTTTATGTTTTAATTCAGGGAACCATACGGTTCCCCGAACCCCTCCCTTTTATATTCGGTTGCATCCCAGCATTATCCACCGGGAACCCAGTAAATTTATAACGGTTTTTCATCAAGAAATCTTATGATGGAAAACGGTAAGAAATTAGAATTACCCGAAGGGCAGGAGGGGGTTAGGGGGAACCAGGGGTTCCCTCTAGTTTAATTTACACCAATGAACATTTAAAATGGGACAAACCACTAGAAGGAACGGTAGCGGTTTGCCTTTTAATTGATTTATAGGCAACGTACCCTTAAATGTTAAAGGGTGTATTATGATTTTTTTCAAAATAAAAAAACGTATTGATTTATTATATAAAATTGAAATACTTTTTAGATATTTTTTATTACCAAAAACCACACCAAGAAGCATAGTAAGATGTCGAACACTTGTGCCAGGAACGTCATGTCGGTTTGGTCCCTCGCGTGCTTCACCTTCTTCACGTTTCTCACGTTCCTCACGCCCGCACGAGCGATTCCGATTGTCATATCTCGGTATGGCGGAAGTTCAAGAGCAAGTCGATACAGGAAGGCACAATACATCAAGGCAGAAATGCAACATACAAATACTTGCAGTGTCGCGTGCGTGATTTACCCAGACATACAGATTGGAGAGTGCCCAAATGTCGCCACGCAATACCAAGACATCTACGTCGCAGATTCGGCTTCTCTTTTGAAGGATTATTACAAAAACAAATGCGACAAAGTCAATATCCCGGCGTCATCCCCCCTCGCCGGAGCCTTTTTCGACATCTTGGGTTTATCAGCAACTTTTGGTCTCTTCTTCTGTTTTGTCGTTATTGTGATTGACTTATCAATCAAATTCTTGATGGGCTGTGCTAGATTGATAAGACTATAACTCACTTATATATTGATAGTTTCATAATAAAAAATTAGCTTAGTCTATTTTTACCTTTGATATTTTATTTTTAAAAACGTTTCTTTTATTTTTCATTGCACAAAAAATCGGTAAAGTACCTTAAATCTTCAGGGGTGTAAACACTACTATTATTATTATTACTTCGAATCTGGAATCGCAAACGCGACAGCCATAGGAATTTCTACTGATGTCGCTAATGCAACTGGAATTATCAGTTGTTCTTCTTTAGATGAAGAACTTTCAGCAATGCATGATTTCTTATCGTTGAATATGTCAATAAGCTGATGCTTCCACTCTGTATCAATTTCCGTAATATTAGAATTCAAGATATATGTCAATCGAATAAAATATTCACCATTTCCTCTTAGTTCGGGTGCTATGTTAAACAGACCATTTTTATAATCGTTTATTTTATTTAAAAGATCTGTCTCTGTCTCGGGTATTACTGCCAAGAGTTGGTCGATAACGTCATTAAAATCTCGCGCCATATTATGTTGTATGTTTACAAAGACAAAATAATATTATTTACGAATCAATTTTCATTTATGCTTCCCTATTCCATAATTAAATATTAAGGATGAATTGGAAGTTGGAGTTTTTATTTTTGGAGATACTTTCAATCTAGAAAACACTAAGGCTCCTGTTTCTTCTGCATTATTATATTTTACACTATTATTAACTTCGTATAAAAGGGTAGGATTTTTCATTCTATTCTGCTTATCTTTTATATTAGGCTTAGATTTAAGCACGGTGTCTATACTATTTTTTTTATTATTCGACTTAACCCTTACGGGATGTATTATAGAACCTAAGTGTTTCTCATTCGATTTACGTTTGATATCAATCAAAGTTTCTTTATTATTATTATTATCAATAGCCGGAGTATACTTTTTATAGGAATCATTAATATTTAAATTTATAATAGGAGCATGTGTTAATGTATCTATTTTTTCTTCAGTACCTACATTTTTAGTATTATCGGTGGATTCTATAATAATAGGGTTTTTTGATGCATTTACACGTTCTTCAATATTCGGTCTTGGTAAATAAATATATGGATCAATAATCTTACACATCCTAACTAGATTTGATATCTTACAATTTTTGTAAGGATCAACATTTTCGTTATTCATTATGTCATAACCTATTCGCTTTTCCTGTCTAGCTTCAAGATAAAAGGATATTTTATCCTTTATTTCATCCGAGAACCCTTCTTCCTTCTGTACGAACTTTTTAAATTTTTCTTTTTTATAATATTCTACGTTTTTAAATGTATTGTGTTTTTGAACAAGACCATATACATCTCTTATTACAGTCAAAATATTTTCATAATTATGTAATAAATCCTCATATCGAATAGACATGAAATTCTTAACCTTATTTTTCATAACGTTAATTAAATAGTTGTTTTTGGTTTTGCGTAATTCGAATATATTTTTGAATCTGTCATTCTCATCAATTAATTTTTTGAACTCTAATGAGTTTGGATTATCACCAACAATACTATAAATCGGATAAAACAAAAAGGTATCAAGAGATTGTGTCATATTTTTATGTAAATGATGTGGGTTTTTATAGAAGCTATACAACCAGTCATACGGATTTCTAAAAATACCTATGAACAAAATATCATCCGTATTTTCGCTGCTAAAATCTACGTATTTTGCACCAAAGAAATGTTTCCATCCATACTTCCACGTGATATCTATTTCAAAATTAAGTAGTATTAATTCCTCTAAATAGTTTGTCCCCGAACAACGTTCACCATAAATCGTGAATTCTTTCATATTTGGGCAATGTATTTACAATAAGCATACAAAAAAAATGATTCAATTTATCTAAAATAGGGGGAACCCCTGGTTCCCCCTAACCCCCTCCTGCCCTTCGGGGAATTCTAATTTCTTACCGTTTTCCATGATAAAATTTCTTGATGAAAAACTGTTATAAATTTACTGGGTTCCGGGTGGATAATGCTGATCTAAAACGTTGCTATAATTGCGTTATAGTATTTACAAATTGATTTATAAGATAAAATAATATACCAAATAAAGTACTCTTCAGTGCTAAACCCGAGAAGTTCAAATTTCCGTCCGTATTATAAACTGATAAAAAAGAAAAATACTTATACATAATCGTAGTTATAACGGGTAATTGAAAAATGAAATATAACAGCGCGATTAATAACGGCAGCTGAAATTCACTAAAAATATCAGATACCTTATTTTCTCTATATTTTTTTTGCTCATGCTTTAAAAGAGCATCCTCATTTGCCTGTTCATATTCTCTTATGTAATCAGATGTCAATTTCGCTTTGGGTATATAGTTCTGTTGTATTTCTTCATCTTGTTGATATCCTAAAGAATCCATGGGGATATCACGGGATGGTAGGCGTTGTTGTTGATGTTGAAAATCATCTTGCATTCCTCTCTGGTTCATCACTTGTGGGCTTGGTAGTGTAGGTTGCTGTTGTTGTACTCCATATGGATTCGGATGTATATTTATTGGCACATACGTGTTTTGTCCCATACCCATACCTTGACCTTGACCTTGACCTTGACCTTGACCTTGCATAGGTTGTTGTTGCATCTGCATATGTCCCTGCATCTGTTGTCCTTGTGCTTGGACGGGATAATTCGATTGCATCTGCATGGTAATATTTTCTGGTAAATCAGAAATACGGGTAGTTGAAATGGATTCGGACATGAAACTATACAATATAAAATTATCTAAACATTGAATAGTTTACGAATCAGGTAAGGGAACCTACTCAGGGAACCGTAGGTTCCCCGAACCCCTCCCTTGATGAGGAGAATATTTTGAGTTAAAAAACATTTAAAAGGGTGGGGTACAGCGAAGCGGCGGGGAACCGTTAGGTGCCCTGAAGGGAGGGGTTCGGGGAACCGTGGGTTCCCTGACCTGATCCCATATCTACTATTTTTTTATTCGCATCACAAGATGTCGCCGATGACGAATATTTATAACATTTTTCACCATATCTATATATTTTTCCATCGACTTCACTTATAACGGGACCATTGAACGAGATACAATTTTTATCTTTACATACTTTTCTAAATAATGTAGCTAAACCTAGGCCTATCATTACCGAAATGAATACTTTCCCTAGTTCTGTGTTTAATAACCTCTTGAAGTTCATATAATATATACTTCGATAATAAGTCAGGGAACCTACGGTCATCAGAAATCCTTCGGATTTCCAGACCCGAACCCCTCCCTTAGTTAGGAAGGCTTAGTTAGGAAGGCTTAGTTAGGAAGATTTAGTTAGGAAGGCTTAATTAAAGGGAGGGGTTCGGGGAACCGTAGGTGCCCTGAAGGGAGGGGTTCGGGTCTGGAAATCCGAAGGATTTCTGATGACCGTAGGTTCCCTGAGTTATACCTGTGATGGTATCTTTGATATCTCCGCATCATTTTTGGGGCATGAAACTTCCGTCTGTTTAAATGCAAAACAAGTATCTGTTTTATCGCGATATTGAATCAAATCAATATTTTCAGGTGTGGGATAAATATAAATTTTACGTGAATCATCTAGAGTAATATAAACAACAAATATTCCTATTGCGAAACTAATAAGAAAAATAGGTATGTTTATAAACTTGGCTAAATTAAGCATTAATTATATACACTATGCATATAATTAAAAATCAAATATATTTTATGCGATTTCCTCCTCAACTTCTTCTGCGATAGAAGCTTCCAATAATTTCTTATTTTTCTTCTTAAGGCGCTTCTTCTGTGAAGCACTTAGCTTAGGAGGGTCATCCGAAGAGACATTATCAGTAGGTGGCCGAATAGAGCTCTTCTCCTGTTTCTCAGCACCTTCTAATCGAAATACAAAATTATTAGGATCTTCAGTACCAGAGATAACGTAATTCGAAGCGACCGCCTTTCTATGCTCTTCTAAACGTTGTTGCATCTTCATATGATTAATTAAATCCTCCTCCATCTTCTTCTTTTTACGTATTTCAGCACGAGCCTTCATCTTATCACGAGCCGACATCTGCTTCTCCATACGCTCAAGAGCATTTTTATCAACCTTAACGTTTTTCGGGATATTTACCCCCATACCCTTGGCCATATTCTTAAACATATCTGCAAAATTCCCAGCCCCACCCATATCCTTCATCTGACGCATCAATTCCCCCGCCTCACTCATGATATCATCTTTGGATATTGCTCCGCTTGACATCTTCTGATTCAATTTATCACCCACAGATTTTACTAAACCACTAAGTTTATCAGGATTCTGCATAATCTTGGCGAAAACGTCCTGCGTCGATCTCATATCATTCATATCATCACCAAAAGCACTCGCTAAATCATTACCTAATTCTTCCGCTAGTTCCTTAGCTAAAGTACCTATCTTACCATTAAAAATACCACTTAAATGATTATGTATATCTTCCGGGTTAGGCACTGCGCTACCAGAAGAAGCACCATTTAAAAAATCAAATGCGCCTTTTAGGGGATTTTCCTCTCCCTCTTCGTTCTTTTCAACATGTTTAGAAAAAAAATCACCTATACTACCAACTGCCTCCTTCAATTTCTCATGTAATTCTTCTTTATTGATATCTTCAAATAGAGATGATGTATCGCCAAATCCCTCTTTGTCTTTAACAGATCCAACTACGGAAAATAATATCACTTGTAAATATTTCCAAATAGACTTTTGCGTTGTCTCACTTACACCTTGGCAATTATATAATAGTTTGAAGTCCACACCTGGTAAAAACATGGTATTCGTCTCAGAATCAGGCTTAAATATATCCTCATTTTGGTACAAAATATCGAAGAAACGTTCAGGATAAACCGTTAAACAGTATTGGAATAATTCGGAAAAATCTTGGCTATCCGTAGCTGACCACTTTTGCCATAGATTCACGAATTCAGGAAACGTAGGTGTTAAGTCTTTAATAAAGTCGGTAATAACGGATCTGAAGTTTTCTGGGATTTCCATAATGAATATAAAAATATATTATATTTCGGGTTTATACTCTTTCTTGGCGAGAGTATTATTTCTAAGTGTTTTATAAATGGCAAAAAATAAATATTCAAATAAGAAACCAAGGCCAAAGAGGCCAAAGAGGAGAAGGACTAGAAGGAATTATAAGGGTGGTGCAGAAACAATAAAGACTATTGACGACTTTTGTCCGTTAAACGATAGTGAGAAGATATCAGAAGTACTAAAATCTTTTAATAAGATGGAAAAGCCTAGGTCAAGAAAGAAGAGCAATATTGTAGTATATTTCGTATATGGCATGGGGTGTAATCAAGAATTAAAGCCAGAGGATATAGAAAATATAAGAAAGAATTTTTCAAAGAATTGGTTAAAAATAAAGCCCAATCAGTTAAAGATTAAATGTCATAAAACTACGTCAGCACTTAGAGCCATAATGCATACTTTAACCGGAACAAAACCGATTGCCGAGACAAGCCAATTTTTACAGGATCTTAAAGCTGAAATGAAAGCAGATCTTGCTGCTGGCAAACGAATATTAGCAGTAGGACATTCATTTGGCGGCGCCATAATTGGTCGAACCGCTATGGAATTACATAATGATCCTCATGTAAATAATATAGAGGCTTTAAAAATGATGACATTTGGTAGCATATTTATACCAGAGTCAGAATCTGTATCCAAAATAAATATTACACACTATTTAGCAATAGGAGATGTCGCGATGCGTTGTAATGGTAAAAGACAACCCAAAGATTTTTATGAAACTGATCAACAATATCAGATAGCATTTAATTCACCAGATAACGATATTGAATATATTAAGATAAAAGACGACACTCACGACAAAAACATAAAATGGATAGATTTTTATAATAACGATTCTGATGAACCAATATATAAAAAAGGGATTTTAACGGAATGGCAAATACATAATTCATATATGATTTTACAAGTGTCATTATTATATGACGATATATGGACAAAATAAAATTGATCTATTCTTTAAGTAGGAAATTAAAGAATAAATCAACGAACCATGGGATGCTTTAGCTGGATTACTCAAAACTCAAATCGGTCCATTATTATGGATGGATATGGCTCTCGTCATTATCCTTGTCGAACCTGTTATATGTGGGATAATAAGGGTCGACGCTGGAGAGAAACGTCATATGAAGGCTATGGAGTTTTCGGTGATAAGGACTTTTATGTTCTACTTGCCGAAATGAATAAGGAATATGGCCAAGATATTTCAGAGGAACAAAAGAGAACAGAGGGAATTCATATGTACTTTGGTGAAAATGGATTTGATTCATCAAAGCTATTCTTTCCTAATCTGACCGATTGTTCTAGTTGGACTTGGCGAAACGAATCTCCGAAATCGTGCGGGAATCAAGGATCTTCCAATTGGACATCATTTGATGAATCAGAGTCAGAAGATGAAGATGGAAATCGAAATCGACATAAGAAAACCGATAAATTTGATGGCTGGGTAAATGGAGAGACGAAACCCTAAAAATTGCAGCATTATCCGCCAGGAACCCAGTAAATTTATAACAGTTTTTCATAAAGAAATCTTATCATGGAAAACGGTAAGAAATTAGAATTCCCCGAAGGGCAGGAGGGGGTCAGGGGGGGGGAACCAGAGGTTCCCTCTAAAAAATTGATTCAGATTTCATTGTTTTTTATTTTGATAAACAACCAACAATCCAAAATGTTCAACAGTACCAACAATAACGCCAAGGTATTTATCCCCCGTATTTCCTTGGACCAAACCAAGGAATCGATCATTCATCATTTTGATCGACTATCGATTGGTAAAATAACATATATTGATCTACATGAGAAGATCGTCGATAAGAGATGTCTTCATCTATACGCTTTCATTAGTGTCGAGATATACGATTCATTCATGGGAAAGAAGCTAGAGACCGCAATTCAAAACAGAAAACCTATGCGGGTCTACTATGACTCGATGAATACTTCGTCGAATTGGGAACTAAAGTCATATATGCCCATCGAGGAACGTTGTCGTGTCCAAATGGCTTTACCGACCGTATCCGAAGAAGCCGATACAAGAAATATCATTAGTCTATGTAAAGAATTGATGCAGATGCCTACACAAGAGACTTTCAACAAGGCTGACCACGAAGCTATGAATGCAGAGTTTGATCTTATGCTACGTGAAATTGACGATCTTCGTAATCCAAAACCAGCATATGAACTATGGAATCATTCAGTATTTAACTGTGATGGATTATTCCTTTATTAAGAAAAAAACAAAAAAATAGACGTAGAGTAGAATTGTTTTGTAAATTATAAGTTATTTTTTACGATCTAATTTGTAGACCCTATAGTATAACAATGGCATCATTGTACTTATTTAATATCGATAAATTAAAGAGTGATTTTCAGCAACTTTTACATATTCAACATGAAATTATAAATCGCAAATTCGCCATATCTAACAAATTGGCAGAGCTTAAGGAGACATATAGCAATTTAGTAAAAACAAATACCAAAAAAATATTCCTCTTTTGCTTAGATTCCTTCTTTTTCCAGTATAAAACCTTATCCATTGAGATGGAGAATCTATGTAAATTCATTTCCCTCATCAATAATCGTATGTATGGAGATTATTATAAGCTATATAATATTATTTTGCTACAGACCGCCGATGCAAATATTGACGTACGTGGATTAATTTCAGAAGCCGCCAAGAAATATCCTACATATAAAGACCTAGAGCCATTTTATGAGTATAAAATTTCGGATATCATAAGCCTACATGCTGATATTTTGAAATTAGTGAATTATTTATATACACACTATTCTGGAAAGGAGCAAAACATAATAGGCTATCAAACAAATACCAATGTGGGATTATCAATAAGTAGTTTTTTGAATACACTAGAATATGAGAATACTCTTTTACGTGAGCAGATAGCATTATATGTTGGATATATTTCTTTTTTCCATTCATCACAAAAGGGATACTTAACTCGTGCGTTTTCAAAGATACAAAACTTTCAAAGGGAAATCGATGATGATTTAATGAAGACACATCAGTCAACTAATCTGAATAATTCGTCCTTACATGAAGTATCAAATACTTTGGATAATCCAGATATGGAAGCCTTCTTCAAGTTGACTACAGAAGAGCCTACCGAAATAGAAAGTCTTTTGTTAGAGTCCGAAAAAGTCTTGGCATCCGGTGATGAAGTCATCAATGAATTAGAAGAATCGGAATCAGTCGATGATATCCCTGAAGGTGCCGAAGGTAATGAAGGGGAAGAAAAAGAAGTAGAAAATATAGAACTCATAGAAGCAGAGAATCAATATAAAGGACCTGTCGCTATAAGAGCCGAAGAAGAGATAGAATTAGAAATAAGAGCTCAGCCAGTATAATACAAAAATAAAACATTATGATTTTTATTTTTGTAAAGACGTTTGTCTCATGGAAATATATATGACAGATAATTCAAAAAAAAATGATGAAGAACTATCACAAGCTGGATCCGTAAATTCGAGAGCAAAATCATCAAATAATAATAATATAATTCAGTCAACCGAAAAAACGAATAGTATTGAGAAAGGAGATGAACCTGATAAAAAACCAAAGATAGTATGGTCAAAAGAGAACGAATTAATCATGGTCGAATGGTGTGATGTCGCACAGTGTTATAAATGGTTAAATAGTCGTGCGCATTTAAAATATGCGTATATGAATGCATGGTTTACAATTCCAGCAATTGTTCTTTCAACTGTAAGTGGCACTGCGTCGTTTGCTCAATCTAGTATTCCAGTCGCATACCAAACTTATGCCCCTATGGCGATCGGATCTATTAATATTTTAATCGGAATATTAACAACAGTACAACAATATTTAAAAATAGCAGAACTTAATGAATCACACCGTGTCTCCGCAATATCTTGGGACAAATTCGCCAGAAATATTCGAATAGAGTTAGCGAAATCACCCAGTGAACGCGCAGATGCAGGTACTTTTATAAAAATGAGCCGTCAAGAATTCGACCGTTTAATGGAGACCAGTCCCGCCATTCCTCAGGTAATAGTGCGTACATTTAAGGATACGTTTTCTGGTAAGAAGAATTGTATATCCGAAACTTTAGATTGGTGTTTAGGCAATGTTGGAATTGTGGATAAAGAAATGGAAAAACGTAAGAGGCAATTCGAAGCCTTAAATAAGCCTGATATTTGTGATATTATTGTCACCGCCAATGAGAATCGTCATAAATGGTATGAACACGTAGATAAAATTACTTTCACTGATTTTCCGACAGACGATCTTGATAACGATTTAGAGAATAACCTACCACCCGATTTTAAAGAACGTGAATTAGAACTACGTAAAAAAGAACAGGAAATTCATGATAAAGAGATTGAATTACGCGCACGTGAAGTCGCCGAGAAAGAATGGGAGGATAAACGCTTAGATGCTGATCGAAAAGCAGCGGAGGCAGAACGTATTATTCAACACCATGCTATATTAAAAGTCGAGATGCAAATACGTAAGCAAAATAAAGCCATGGACGACTTCGTTAAAAAATATACCGATGTAAAACATCGTAAACCAACGGAAGAAGAAATACGTGAAGAGTTTTCAACCATTGACAATGAAATATTAGATGCGTATTTAGAGGAATATAAAAATTCTGTAGTATAGATATAAAATGGACTTTATTGAATATATAATTGATTTTTGTTATTCTTTTGTAGAGGCAATTGAAAAAATGACAGATAATATGAAAGGGTTGATGATGGATAGTGATGACGTCATTAAAGAGCTATAACTATTCGGGTCTAAAATAAGAAAGTAGATAATTTATTAGTAAAACCACAGATAATAATATTATCCAAACCCACATGCAATATCCTGTGAATAATGTTTGTTTTGATAAACCGTTTGTACTAATATTAGCCATATAAAAAACTAATCCAAATAAAAGCATAAATCCGATGATTAGTAATGTGTAAAAAAAAGGAATTTGTAAAAAACCAGTAAGATTCTGAATGAAGTCATAATCTGGGTGAATAGTATTATTTTCAGTTTTTAATACTTTATAATGCTCTTGTACTTCTACAAATTTCCCCTTAACTACCATATTATATATTCAAATATATAATATACATCATTATATTTCAGTAAAATGTTTTGAATTTTTTAGTATCAAAAACTGTATTGATGTCTCTCCTATCTGTTCCTTGAAAAATATGCTCTTTGTATTAAAAATATCCTTTAATTCTTCCATTTTATCTTCCCTCGACATTTTTCTAAATGCTATTTTTTTATTTGAAGTATCACCATCTTCCGAATCAGATTCTATATGTTTTGCTGGTTCTCCTGTAGGTCCTGTGGTACCCGTGTCTCCAGTTATAGATGTTGGGGTGAATAGACTAGATAATATAGAAGGTGATTCTCCGGTAGGCCCTGAGACACCCGTGTCTCCAGTTATAGATGTTTGGTTGAATAAACTAGATAATATAGAAGGTGATTCTCCGGTAGGTCCTGAGACACCCGTGTCTCCAGTTATAGATGTTGGGGTGAATAGACTAGATAATATAGAAGGTGATTCTCCGGTAGGTCCTGAGACACCCGTGTCTCCAGTTATAGATGTTGGGGTGAATAAACTAGATAATATAGAAGGTGATTCTCCGGTAGTACCCGTGTCTCCAGTTATAGATGTTGGGGTGAATAAACTAGATAATATAGAAGGTGATTCTCCGGTAGTACCCGTGTCTCCAGTTATAGAAGTCGGAGTAAATAAATTTGAAAATATAGAAGGTGATTCTCCGGTAGGTCCTGAGACACCCGTGTCTCCAGTTATAGATGTTGGAGTAAATAAATTTGAAAATATAGAAGGTGATTCTCCGGTAGGCCCTGAGACACCCGTGTCTCCAGTTATAGATGTTGGGGTGAATAAACTAGATAATATAGATGAACCAGTAGGACCCGTGCTAGGCGTTGGGGTGAATAAACTAGATAATATAGATGAACCAGTAGGACCCGTGCTAGGCGTTGGGGTGAATAAACTAGATAATATAGATGAACCAGTAGGACCCGTGCTAGTTGTTGGGGTGAATAAACTAGATAATATAGACGAACCGGTAGGACCCGTGCTAGGTGTTGGGGTGAATAAACTAGATAAAAATGATGGCTCTCCTGTATTGCCAGTATTAGAGTTGGAGGAGGGAGTAAAAAGACTTGATAAAAGAGATGATTCGCCAGTAGAACCGGTTCCTGAAAACGGCAATAATCCACCACCCTTTTTCTCTTTTGATGTAAAAAATTTGTCAAAAGATGGAAGTAATCCCATTATGCCAGATGGTTCCTTTTCCTCAACGTCGGTTAAACTATGTAAAATATATTCCGGCTCAATCGGGAAACCAGCATATCTTCGAATTTTCAGAATCGGTTTCGAATCATAGTCGAGAGGTTTTAAAGAAAACATGTAGAAATTACCAAGCAGTGAGTGATTTGCTCTTTCATAAATAATGGAAAATTCATTATCATCTTTGTATAAATTCATATATTCATCATTTTGCTTTTCGCATAAATATAAAATATAAGGGTTTTTCAAATAATATCCATTATTATCCTTTAAGTACATAAACGTTTCATATTCTTTAAATAGATCATAAACGTTTTTATTAACATCCATCTTCATTATTATTTTGGTATTAACCAATTCATCTAATATACACCATATTCTTAATTTTTCATCATTGGATATTATAGAAAGCCCATTTAAATCAAAAAAAGCGTATACCGTTTTTTTATCTTCACCAAGCTGTACAAATCCTTTATATATATCTTTTAATAGAGAATCATCTAGGTGTTCACTAATCTCTATTATTTCCATGATATACTTAAGACATTCATTCTTGAAATAAACATGTTGTGATGTATGTTCATTTTCCTCAGTTTTTATATTAGAAGGGCATGTAAAAGAGAAACTAGGAAATTCAAGAGTGTTATTTTTTTGTTCAAGTAGATATTTCAAGAAAGGATATTCTGGTGTAGTTTTCACTGAATACCCACAAATAAATATAGTATATTCTGATCCGATATCAGGATCACATAGACCAAAATCATAATGTAATGCCCCTTCGTCTAAATCCAAAAAATTATAATCCTTTTGATGAAAAGTATCAAGAGACTCAGTGTCGGATAAAGATTCTTCATCTTCATTACTTATACTAGAGTCTGATGAAGAGTATTCACTTTCGTTTTCTTCCGTCGTGGTTTTTTTCATTTTAATATTTTCTTCTTCGTCTTCTTCTTCGTATTCTTCTTCTTCGTCTTCTTCTTCTTCTTCGTCTTCTTCTTCGTCTTCTTTATCTTCTTCGCTTTCTGACTCTTCGATGCTTTCTATTTTTATTTTTTTAACATGATCCTTCTCGAAATAAGCTTCGGTTTTACTTAAGAATTGACCTTTTATATTTTCTGATAACATTATGGATCTTATAAAAGCATTTGACATTATATAATAGGTCGTTAGATATATATTTTTACGAAACAACATAAAGGTAATTCGTAAAAATACTTATACAAATAGCTATCCGCATATATTTGTCTCAATACCACCATGTATTATGACGATCCGTACGATCCAAATCTTCCGAATGATTATGATGACGAAGTTGGATTTCAGACATATTGCCCTAACGATTCCGATGTAGAATCTACCGTCGCATCTACAGTAAATACTGCTACAAAAAAGAAGAGAAAGCTGTATGAAGATTCTAAATCCCTTGATAAGGGATATTTTTCTCTCAAGTTGCGAATTGACCACAAATTGGTAAAGCTTGAGTATTATCATACTCCATCGAATCCCGGAGCTAAAATTCGTAATGCAATTACTGGTATTTACGAGGATTTCCGGGTTGGAAAGAAGGAGGAAGATTTGTTCTTTAAAGTCGGTACATCGGCAAAGGTTGGTAATGCATGTGAGTCTCACCTCTTGTTTTACGATAGTCCTCAGCAGTATGAGCAACATTTCGGAACTATGTTGTCTGACATTATCAAGAATAAATGGCTTGCGAAATCGACTCTCGCCAGAGAGCTCTATGTAAAGGAGTCGGATGAAAAGACCCGAAAGAGTGAGGTCGTAATCCGTTAAAATAACTATTGGATAAATATAAAGATATATTATGAATTATTATATTCATAATATGCAATGGATTTTTTTATTAGTAGGTGTAGTATGGCACGTCGTGCCGACTTCTTTAAGATTGGGCATAACAAATATTCCTGAAAAATTTAGCCAAAATGCGTCAGATTATATAGAACAAGAGCCCGTAGATCTAGCGGAAATATTATACGAAATGAAGCACTATAACACAGCCTTATCAAAAAACGGTGGTTATGATATGCGTCATCCGAAAGAAGAGAATGATACAGAAAATCAATTAGTCATGTTAAAGATTCGTGAAATGTATAAAAAGATGAATCTTTTACGTACTTTGGAAAATAGTAAGGTAGGATTAAAAGTAAAGACGGATTTGATCGAGATATATGGTAATGAGAATACAAACAAAAGTAAATATGTTTATGATATTACTAGTGGTGGGTTATATAATGATTGGGCAAGGGATATCTGATCTATGTAAAAATTGAAAGGCTTTTTATTCTTTTTTTTAAATTAAAACCCACGCATCAACAATGACATCAACGATCAACGCAGCGGATTTCCCGCCGCTCGGTATAGCGCATTCCGCTACTCCCAAGAAACCTTTCACTCAACCAATCGGTGCAGGTATAACAACGAAACATATCAGCAAATGGGCTGCTCCGCCCAAACTTGAGGCCGCGGTCGATCCACCCAAACTTGAGGTCGTGGTCGATCCAACAGCGGAGCAAATACGCCCATGCAGGGACCTACCTCACAAAAACCGAAATAGGTATTGGTACTTTATATATAGTCTCAATGACGTGCTCTACCCTGGCAACACCGATTCTCGACTTATAAACACAATAAAGCCTCTCTACAAAAAATACGGACCCACCTGGATCTGGGATGTCGAAGGGAAGCCTGAGGATTTCGACTTTGCGCAAGATGAGAGGTATTACGCTCGCATGAGATTTTCTGAGAAAAACCAACCTTGGTTTGGACTCCCGCCGCCACCCGATTGCGAATACTACTGGAAGTATCAGCAATGGTACGAGCAGGGCAGGGACGAAAAGTCATTTAGTCCATTAGTGGCGACCTGGAACGAAAACGGATCACTTCGTGAGTACCAATACTTTTGTGAAATGAATCAACGATATGGTGCTAATTGGATTTGGGAAGTAATGTGGCACAATACGGACGACAAAGAGTTCGTGCAACACCTCAGATATTACATAGAAAGAGACTGGATTATAAAAAACAAAAGAATTCGTTTAATAAAACAGCCAACCAAAACAGTACTTCGTTAGACATGTGGTTTTTATTTAAATATATTAATTAAATAGAAACAAGGCGTTTATAATTAAAAATACTCATAATATTGGGTATTTTTTTATGGCGCAATAAAATGTATAAAACGTTATGATAACTAATAGATTTCTACAAATCTAAATGCACATAAAGATATTACATTAAAATTTATAATGAGGTTCATATTATTTATTTTATTACCTTTTATTACAACTATTCAATCGACACGTATTATGCAGTCTGATCGTATTATAAAACGTAAATTATGTAAAGATTGTAAACATTTTATTGCCGACAAGGAAGAATGTGTGCTATTCGGTGATACAGATTTGGTCAGTGGTAAAAATGAATATAGCTACGCCAAGAATGCTAGAAAAAATGAAGATAAATGTGGAGAAAATGCGAAATTATTTGAATATAATAAAAATAAAATCATTACCGTGCCATATTATTTTCTGCGATATTTATCAAAATATTGGCCTTTTTTTCCGGTTGTACTATTGTTATGTATATACATTGATGGATTATATAAATTAACACATCACTGATAAAGCTCATATTTATCGATATTCAACCCAAAGATTACCCAGCATATTTTTCCCCAGAACCTCGACTCCCCCATTCCTAATAACCGCCTTACCTTCCCATATCCGATGAGCCAGTTTTTCTTCACTACATCTCATAGCCGGATGTATCAAAATCTTATCTCCACTCTTCATCAAATCATCTCTTACTTCTTCATAGTTTTTATATTTGAAAGCACAAATATCTTTTTGTACTTCTATACTAACAGTATTCCATATATCCAGTTCTTCAAATGTTAAACAAAGACCCTTTTTACCACCCATGCGTTTAGCAATTACCGGTGTCATAAACATAGATGGTTTCAAAAACCGCTTACCATATTCAATTAATTTCGTTCTCCTATTTTCGTCTAGACAGAGTTCTCCTAGACGAAAATATTTCTCTCCATGAAAACAGTGTTCACCGCTTTCATATACTCTAGAACCAATTTGTACATCATTCTCCCAAAAATTACTTAATGATCGGTACTCTTTTTTACCAGAGAAGAAATTCACCACCCTAGACTCTAACAACTTCTTTTCTGTCGCCATTGTTTTATTCTAATCGAATTATGAATAAAAAAACTTTCAATTTTAGATGATATGTATTTACACCGATGCGTTTATTTTTATTCTCTTATCTCAGCATTATCCACCGGGAACCCAGTAAATTTATAACAGTTTTTCATCAAGAAATCTTATGATTGAAAACGGTAAGAAATTAGAATTCCCCGAAGGGCAGGAGGGGGTCAGGGGAACCAGGGGTTCCCTCTATCTTATCTTGCAAGTAAAACGGAGGAATTGACTTTCTGGATGAAACTCATGATTTTCTACCACAATAAATTCACCTGAAACATCAACCTCTTTGTCTATTATTAGCATATTAATATCATAGAAATTTTTATTCAAGTCTTTTATCTCCGTCGCCCGTTTATTAGCTGAAGACATATTAATCGATGGCACAAGAAGAGACCCCACTTTCTGTGCAGCCCAACAAAGATTGATTTTTCCGTATATTTCAGGAGCCGATGAATATACACTAGCGACTCGTACGAAAATCTTTGCCAGCATATCAACATCTTCAATGGGAAATATGGACCAAGCACCGGTATTATGTGTCTCTCTTATCATACTAGCTATAATTTTACATTCTATATCACTCTCTTCCTTCGGATATGGTAATGAATCAATGAAATCAACGGGTCCAAATAATTTTTCAGGGTGTGATATAGTAAATTCATAAATGTTCTTCACCAGCCTCTGAAATGCTGGTGCACGAACCGTGAATTCAATTTGATTGCTCATTTTGATGTGGTGTTTTATCCTATATTATTTCAGATCTACTCAAATCAATTTTTTCATGATGTATAAAAATAAAAATACCTTTATATAGTAGATAATGGATAGAATTTCAACCAGTGTTTATAATTCATTTGCTTCAGGATATAAATCAATTACTGGCCCCAGCTATTTAGATAGTGCCGTATATCATCAGTATGGTGGTGTACCGGTATTAGCTATTGGTCTAGCAGCGACTATAGGTGTAGTTTTAACATATGCGACACTAGCCGACACTTTTTCGGCCATATCAGAATCCTTTCAGGAATCAATGAATTCGTCTGCATCATATGTAGGTAATATGTTTTCATCAAATCCAAGCGAACCGGTTGGATCAAACTATTTAAGAGAACAATCTGAACCCGGAGAACAATATAAAATAACAGGTGGGAAAGCCAAGACAAAGAAACGCACTTCAAGAAAGTATAAAAGAATATCAAAGAAGAGAAAGAATATATAAATATGTCATTCTTATACTACAATAATAATGTCGATATATGAAGCCTCTGGAAATTTAGGCACACAATTAATTGAAATTTTTGAAAAAGAAAAATATGAATCTATTTACGTTTCAATCGGTGGTAAACAGACTATTGAAACACAATCTTTTAATTACCCAGATAAAATAAAGGGAAACGTTTATAGAAATCATAGCCGCTTTCAAATGATTCCTGGGTTTCTAAGGAAAAGTGAGCTAAACCAACTCATTATCATAATCGATAATTTTGCAGATAAAGAAAACCAGATGAAAAATCACAATATTTTGGCGAATATTATAAAAGCATATGAAATGCCAAGGTGTCATGTTTTGTTATATGATCATTATGGAACAGTAGAATCTATAATTAGTTTAATACAGCAAATATGTTCGGTTGGATATTCCAATAATATTGATGAAAAAAACTTTATGATTTGTAATTATATTCGGTTCACCAATCCAAATAAACAAGAGTGTAATTTTGAAGATAGATTACCAATATATATACAAAAATGGTTAGATGGATCGAAATATAAAAGTTATGCCAATCGTTTTTATCAATGGCATGGCCCCGGGTTTTTCGCATATAATTTGATTTTTCAATATAAAACATATAATTTTGCCAGATTATCGAATTGGTCAAGGTTAGCAAAGATTTTTGAGTTATATTTTATTGATAAGCAGATTACAGCAGAGACGGATCACGTTTTATTTAGATCCACCGTCATGGATGATCGTACGCATAAATCATTAGATGTCTTTTTGAAATATAATTATGATATTACATCTCATCAAAGTGAACCCCTTGAATCAATTATTTAGCTTGGAGAATAGCAGGTTCGGTAGAAATAACTATCGCTCGATCTAAACACCGCTTAAAAAACTCATTTGTTTTTTCCGGGTCAGCACCAGCCGTCATATCATTTGGTATATAATTAAAATTTCCACGCTCATAGCATAAAATTGCAGGTACTCCATTAATACGGCGCTTATTCTTCAAGAATGAATAAAGCTCTAATGAATCATCAATATCAATTTTTCCACATACAACATTTGCTGGCATATAACGAAACCAATCCTCTACTAAAGGTTCGATTTTTTTACATGGACCACACCAAGCCGCGCTGAATTTTAATATAATAACCCCCGGATTGTTCTGTAATAATGCAGAGAATTCCGCGACGGAGCCTATTTTAGTAATTATAGTCGCCTTATTAAGATTTGGATTTCGACTATTTGGCATCATATTCATTATAAATATGATATCAAAATTTTTAAGTATATATTACGCAGATTCGGCAAATATTTTTACATAGATAGTAAAATGAACCATGGAAAACCTACCCATAATTTACAGATACAATCCTATTCTTTAGAAGAGCTTTTAGGATTATTTGATCTAAAATCTTATGATCTTAATATTAGTGATATAAAGCGTGCTAAAAATCGTGTATTAATGCTCCATCCAGATAAGTCTAGATTATCCGCTGAATATTTCCTATTTTATAAAAAGGCATTTGATGTAGTATACCAATTCTATGAGACCCAAAATCGCCAGAATCAGACAATGGATGAAAATACGACTAAATATAAACCTACCCAAGTGAATGATCATAACTCAGCGACGAATAAACAGATCAATAAAGTCATCGAGAATATGGGTCATGAGGGATTCCAAAACAAATTCAATGAACTATTTGAAGCGAATAATATGGCCGACCGCCCTGATCCTAAACGGAATGAATGGTTTAGTAAAGACGAGCCTACATATTCTGCTCCCGATGGCCAATCCGTTTCCGCCAAGAATATGGGGCAAGTATTTGAAAATATGAAAAAACAAGGTGCTGGTTTAGTAAAATATAGGGGCGTAGAACAGATGTATACGTCTGGCACTAGTGGTGCTGGAAATTTATATGATAGCCAAGGTGATGATGACAATTATGTCTCAAGTGATCCTTTTAGTAAATTAAAATTCGATGATTTACGAAAAGTACATAAAGATCAGACCGTGTTTGCTGTAAGTGAAGCCGATTTTGGTAAAGTACAGCAGTATTCATCGGTCGATCATTATAACCGTGAACGTAGTAAACAATCTTATGATCCAATTGATAAACAGAAGGCACAACAGATACTATCAGAACAAGAGCGTATTTTAAAGGAACAAATGATGCGAAAACAATATGAGGCGACAAAGAAAAGCCAAGAATATGCGGATAAAAACAAATCTATTCTTTCCTCCTTTTTACAGCTCGGTAATTAAGAAATACTATCCGTTATGTCTAATAGTTCATCGCTATATGACGACGATGTCATATTCATGGTAGGTTTTCTTAAACGTGATAATATATTTGAAACAATCGGGTTTTGTAATACTTCAGGTTCTGCAATAGGTTCTTCTCTATTACCATATTTTATACTATCTAATTCACCACGAATCGCCTTCATGTTATCTTTCATTTCTAACATAAACTCACGGAAAAATTTATAATCCATAGTTTCACTAGATTTCATTGAAGATTGATTTGGCATTTCATTCATAGAAGGTTGATTTCTACCAGAACCACTCGTCTCTAGTGTATTTGACCAGCGTACATTTTTCTTTGAGTTATCTTGATATATATCTTGTTGAGTCGGAACAACACGCCGCGGCTTTGCTGCCATCTCGGGTCTAAATTGGGGAGGTGAGATATCATCTAAATTTATGACTTCGAAATTATTCACTGTCTTTTGCAAAGGCCTATTTTGCTGCTGTTGTGAGATATTATCCATATATATCTTCGTTTCAGCATCTCGTTGTTTTATATGTTGTTTAATAAGTTCATCCATATTCTCAATAGGCCCATCTTCTTCCTCATTAATTTTAAAATCTATTTCATGACTAGGACCTCGTTTTGTCATAGATTCGTATTCCCGTTGTCTCTCATTGAATTGCCGACTTAATTCCTCTTGTTTTTGTTCAGCCATATAATCACGCGTACTTGACCTACGCTCTGTCGCATTCGTTGGGAATTTTATTACAGATGGTTTTCCGTTTACAATGGCGGTTCCCATATCTCCAAAAGAATTATTCATAAATAATGATGATGTCGGTGCTGGTTGAACGGATAGTTCTTTTAAATCTTGTATCATATATGATATAGTCTCCCGATTCAACTGTTGTAATTCTTGTACCGACAACAGTTTGAATTTATTGTTTTCATAGAATTGGTGTATAATATCACGGAACCATTCTTCTCGCTGTCCTTGTACGTTCAAACCGAAATTTTGAAATTGAGGTATTTTATTTATACTATCCCATATTAATTTCTGGTTTTCTGGTAAAATATATAATGACATTTCGTTGGGTATATATAAAATCTATTTAATTTTTTATATATATTTTAACCTACAGAATATATTACATAGGACCACCAAGAGGTGGTGATTGAACGGTCTGAACTTTATCGAAATTTGGATTTGCGTTTAATTGATTTATTACCTGTGCTTGTTCTACCGGTTGTGGTAATGATATACTATCAACCGCTACTGGTTTTTTTACTTTGCATTTTATAGGTATTAATTCTTCATCATCTTGTTGAGAAATCTTATCATTGAATAAGAAGTCGTAGCTTTCTGTTTGATATGGCGGGCCTGGTATACCATAAATATTATGTGAAATCACTTCATCCACATCACTGGTCGACTCTTTTACTAAATCTAATATTCCACCAAAATCAATAAGGCTATATAACTTTGGTCCTTTCTCTATATTGAAATATATTTTGGGATTAGGTCCGATTTTACTTTTAACGATTGCCGAATTTACTTTTACAGATCTACGATTATGTCTTAATTTTCCACCCCTTATTGATTTTTTATTTTTTTTATTTGTATTACGTCTATTTGTTTTATATCCTCTTTTGTTTTTCATTACCGTTATATACTATATATATAAAAATACACTAGGTATTAAAATATAGATCACGGAATTTTTGTACGTATTTATCAGGAATGGTTCGTTTCGTGAATAACTTACATTTATCAACCATTGTCATATTCTTTTTGAATTCTGTCTTACCAGTTAAAAACGTAATGATAAAAAAAAGTGAATACATACCACACTCAGTATTACTTCTTTGATGAGCATGTGTATTCTGTATAAATTTAAAGCGTATCGGCTTTGTTAGTTCTTTCCCTTGCTTTATTATATCATCTTTTAATCTATCAATATGTGAAGGCATAGGGTTTAATGCACTATCATAAAAAAATATTAGTGCGTGTTTTACGTCGACGAATAAGGAGACCCAATGTGATCCTGGTTGATGATGTTTATCTAAATTAAATGATATACCAAACTTCGTTTTACCACGATTAATTAAACTCTGTAGTGAAAATTTACATAGATCTTCCCATACGCATTTTCCATCACTTAGAATGGTGTCATAATCAATCGCACTCGGACCGAAAAGTTTGAAATCCTTATGTTTTTTCTCATATTGCTTCAAGACCTTTTCTATATCAAAATTGGATAACCATTCATCTGGATTAGACTCCCACTCCGGTGGTTGATCAGGCGCAAAAACCAATTCATCTATCTCTTTACGCATTTGGTCATCCTTCAATTCTTTTAACCAACAGTCCTCTTTTGGACAGTGTGTTAATCTACGCTTTAATTCATGCCATATTTCATTTGGATCGTCAGTTGTTATCTGATCATTTGTATCCCGCTTCTCATTATATGCAGCCTTTATTTTCATAAGAATATCTTTGGTATAACATGTCTCCTTGGTCGGTGTTTTACCATCTACCATCGGGCTACAGTTCATTTTATTTGTTTTTTTTATAACCGAATTTTTATTAAAATCGAACGTGTTAATAGTATCCCCTTTGTTTTTCTTGGTTTTTCTAGCGTTCTTTCTTGGAAATTTATTACTTTTCATTCTATATACTATATAGGTATTTTTCAGGGATCAGGGAACCTACTCAGGGAACCTACTCAGGGAACCTAAGGTTCCCCGAACCCCTCCCTTAATTATAACATAACTACGTTATTATAACTATATTACCTCATTAAGGGAGGGGTTC